AGAGCCATCAGAGTAGAGTTCCGAATGCCGTACTCAAGCATGTCTGCTTTAAGAGCGGTCCAGTCAAGTCTCAACTTGTGTGGTGTGAGTTCATCGACCTCGATCTTACGAGTGTCGTGAGGGAACAGACCCAAAGAGTACTTCGTGTCCATCCAATCTTGGCAAGGTCCGAACTCCTTGGCCAGGTCCACTGACGCTCTGATCAGGTAGTAAGAGAAAGCCTCAGCAAACTCATCGATCATCGCCAAATCCGGATCTTGATAAGTCGTGTCGTTCTTCGCCAACCAGTAAGCCAGATTGATGATGCCTACACCCAAAGGACGACGGCGAAGGGCTGATCGAGCCGCAGCTGGCAGCAAGTAGGACTGGTGATCGATGAGAGCATCGAGACCACGAACCGCAAGAGTACAGGCTCTCTTGTAGTCGGCAGGAGTCTTAATGAGACCTTGGTTCACCGCCGAAAGGATGCAAAGAGCGATCTCACCGTCCTCGTCATAGAGGTCTTGCAGTGGCTGGGTCGGCAAGGTGACTTCGACACACAGGTTGGTCATTCTAATCGCTGCTTGATAGGCGATGAAAGAACCGTGCGTGTTACAGTGGTCGATATTCTGAAGATAGACCCGACCCGTGTCGTAACGCTCTTGAAGGATCGTTTGGAATAGTTCGAGCGCACTGATCTTATTGACCTTCAGCGACGTGTCTTGCTCGTACTTGACATAAAGCTCTTCGAACCGATCTTGGTCGACAAAGAACGCTTCGTACAGGTCAGGCACATCCTTCGGTGAGAAGAGGGTGACCTCCTGGTCATTGAGTGCGCGTTCATAGAAGAGTCTATTGAGCTGGACACAGTAGTCCATATGGCGCACTCGGTTATCCTCGGTGCCCTTGTTGTTCTTCAGAACGACTAGGTCCTCGATATCCTTGTGCCACCACATAAAGCTAAGAGTCGATGAACCTTTACGGATGCCGCCTTGGTTGCACGACTGAGTAGCACTTTGGAAAAGCCGATAAAAGTTAACAGGACCAGTATGGGTAGTGTCGCCATCACGAACAGCAGAATTAAGAGCCCTAATACTACCAGCACCAACGCCGATTCCGGCGCGTTTACTAACGTATTTGACAATTGCACCAGTGGTGGCAATGATCGAGTTGAGCGAGTCGCCGGTTTCGATGAGTACACACGATGAGAATTGTCTTTCCTTCGTCCTGACCCCCGCCATGATTGGGGTTGGGAGAGAGATGATGTGTTCGCTGATCCCGTCATAATAATCCAACACCCACTTAATGCGATCGTTCTTGTACGAATTGAAGAGCGTCATCGCGATGAGCATATAGACCATCTGCGGAGTCTCGAGATACTTATTCGTCACTCGGTTTCGAACGAGGTACTTGCCTCTGAACTGACCCATGGCAGCATAGGTGAGATCGAAGTCACGATCGTGCTTAATCTTCGAATTCAGAAGGTCGAGTTCGGCATCCGAGTACCAGTTGAGGATCTCCGGATCATAGAAGCCAGGGTGCTCGTTGAGAACCCAGTTGATATGGTCTTTTAGTGATCTTGGTTCGAAGCCGCCGTAGACCTCTTTACGGAGGTGATAGTTGATCAGTCGGCCGGCGACGTACTGATAGTTCGGCGTTTCCTCGCTGATAAGATCGCCAGCGGCCTTAATGAGCGTCTCTTGGACATCAGAGGTTTTAATGCCGTTGTAGAATTGAAGTTGCGCCTTCATCTCGAGTTCCGAAGGAGAGACGCCCGTTAGATCTTCACATGCCCAGGAAGTAACCCGATGCAGCTTTTCAATATTCAATGGCTCTTTCGAGCCGTCTCGCTTCGTGACTTGGATCAACGTGCAGACCTCCTGGCCTTACGGTTTAGACGAACGGTGCCAGTTGGTCCAGCACCGGTCTTGCGGTATTGAGCGTTCAGAGCGGCTTCTTTACCGGCGCGCCTTAGTCCGGCGCGCTTTCCACCAATGATGAGATCATCGGGGATGTTCTTGTAGTACTCAGCCTGCCATGCAGTTTGTTCCTCGGATCGCTTTAGAGCCCGTAGGGCCCCTTCGCCAAGGATTGGGCCGGTTTCTTTTTCGACGCGAACGGCATCGACGGTTGATGACTCTTGCATCTATTCCTCTTGATCTTTGTGTGTAGGGACCTATCTATTCGACCGCTCTCAGACGGCCTCATAGAGAGTATTAAATTCATTCGATGTCACGATAAAAATCACTCCATCATCGAGGTTTTCCATGACGTAGTCACCAGATTGAACGACTTCATGCCAGTCATCGCCAAATGGATAGACCGCACCTAGACCGTCACCACCGTCTACTGCCTTCAGAGGATCCGAATCCGGAAGCTCTTGAACAGCCGGGTGATCCCCGAGCTTGAACCATTGGGTGGCTTCAAATTTTTGTGTAGATCGAACGAGCATTGAATGTTCCTATGGAAGAAGGGTTGTACGAGCGATAAGAATGGCTTCCTGCATGGTCTTTACTTCCCAGCCGATAGCCTCACGAATCATTCCGTGGTAGTGCGGATTTTCTTTGCCCTCGCTGACGAGGACTACAGGAACCCGAGCCTGGAATCCCCAGGCGATTTCCATCACGGTGCCGATAGAAACCTTTGTTGCACCGACGACGTTAGTGATGATCATGTCGCACTTAGTGGCGTCTCGGAAGTCCCGAGTCATGATTGCCCGCATGGTTGATAGGTAGTGCTGGTCGTAAGAGTCCTGAATCGCGTGTTCGCCCAGCAGGTACTCTTTGTGGCGCATCGGACTAAAGGCGGCGATTCCTTCGTCAAATAGAACTGAGGCGGCTTCTTCGCGCCAGTTGGTAGCACCTTCATAGGAACATCCACTTATTGGACCAGCCAGGTATACTGATGGCCTCATAGTTTCTTCTCCAAATAATCTCGAATGTTCAACAGCGCAGCCTCTTCAGACCCAGCACCGTTGTCTGGATTATTCAAAGCATCATCGATAATTTCAAGAATTCGCTGAATCTCTTCATCTGGTTCGTCGAACACAACCATTCCCGGGAACACTCGAATGATCTCAGCCCAGCAAAGTTCTGCCAGCTCCATATGCTCCTTCTGGGTACCGTTCTTCCGACGCAATCCGCAGTACGTGATCCAGGAACGCAATGATCCCTTCACATACAGAGTCGACATTGTCAGACCCTCAGGCAGGATCGTCCGGAGTTGCTCCTTGGCAAGACCGAAACCAAGACCGACCGAATAGACCTGCTTGGCCTTGTCAATCACACCCTGCTGAATGTTTTCAAACCAGTTTGAGAGTCTTCTGTCGTCGACGTCAATGGAATTTTGACGGTTCTTGGTGTCTTGCAGTCGCGCTTCACGAAGAGTAAAGCCCATAGCCTGGGTCGGATCGGCGTAGCGTTGGCTGAACTCCTGGAAGCGGAAACTCCAGTGACGCAGGAGCTGACGACCAATGTCGCGAGTAGTCTCCACCTTGATCACGACATCAACCATGTCGAAGACGCTCCAGTGAGCATTCTTGGCGCAGTGACGCAGAAGCTTTGGACCGGTAAGATGGTTGAATTGATTGTCTGGATTTGAGACTCTGGCTACATAGACCAGAAACTCTTCAGACGTCATGGACCGAATATCCGGATTGTCAGAAGTCGGGTCGACCTGCGTATAGGCCTCAATCTTTGCTGTCTGCATTATGTTCTCTTCCAATCGTTGAGTCTGTGGTAGCCGTTGAGGCCTCTAAAAACATTGTTGTCAATCATGGTCTGGATTTGAGTCCGAGTCATGCCGCCCGCATAGGCTTCATTGATGTCCTTAAAGGGCAGATTATCGGGCCAAATGCAGATCGGATAGCCTTCACGGAGGGCTTTCTCCATCTTGATGACGGTGTCCCTTGAACGAGGCTCGTTATCGTAGGCAATGATGAATGAATCTTTGTCTCGACCAAGAGGTCCGAGCTCAGAGGTGAGTGATCCACCGGCCGAAGCCAAACCGTTGTCTAGAAGGAGGGCATCGAACTGACCCTCGACGATAGTGAGGCGCTTCTTCAGATCTACTTTATCAAGGTTGTAAAGACGAGGGTGGTCGCTGTCGAGCAAGATTGTGATGTACTTGACCTTCGAGTCACCACCAATCTGGCGACCTGAAAACCCAAACAACACACCATCTACGTCACGGAAGGGGAAGACAATCCGTGGTTCGTCCGGCGTAGGACGTTCAAACTTCCCAGGTAGAAAAATGTTCGTGAGAGTCTTGAAGGTCGGGGTGTACCAGAGCCTGTAGTCGAGATCCGTTGGAAAAGATCTTCCTT